TTGTTTATATCTTTGATCGTATACTCTATACCCTCTTTTAATAAACTCTTGAGCAGTTAAATCTTTACTAAATACAAATCCTGCTCTATACTTAGAGTCGTAATTAGGATTTTGTTCGTAAAGCTTATTGCTTTCGTTTAATTCTGGGTAAGAATTTTCTTCCTCGATAATATAGTTGGTTAATCTATCGGCATAGTATTCCATTTTATTCTCTACCGACTGTCTTTTCATATTGTAAATAGATCTATCTACTGATTCACTATTTTCACCACCTGTTGGTCTTATAAGTCCGTCGTTTCTTGATCTGATGTATATACTATCTAAAGCGTAATAATAAGCAGCATAAATCAAAAAGTCTTGTATATAATCGTCAAGTAAAGTCTTATAAGCAGCATTTGCACTATCACCTATTGTACCAGCATCTACTAAATCCATAATCTTTTCATACAGTAGAGTACCTATAATTCTTTGTAAACCTATATCTTGAGATTCTCTTATAGCATTTTTTATAAGAGCACTGTCTACATTATTTGCAATGTCAGTAAATTCTCTTAATTTAGTTTCTGATATTAAAAAGGTATTAGTCATTGCTTTCTTCGTTTATTTGTTGATCTTCTTCTTCTGTTACTTCTACTGAAGTTACAACTTCTTCTTCAACCTCACCATCTTCATATAGTTGTCTGTTTTCTACTCCAATAACTAAGTCGTCGTAATTAACTGCAAGTAAGCTTTCTAAACCTCTTAGAATATCTTGCTGTAATGGAACTATTACTGTATTGTTAAAGAGTAAAAATGCATCGATTACTTCATCTCTACCTCCTAATTGACCTTCAGTCTTAATTCCTAACATCATTGGTGAAGTAATTCTGTGTGCTGTAAGTATTTTTTGTAGTGATATATCGTTTACTGTATTATAGTAATTGTCTGCACCATTTTGTGCAATAGGAGTAATTACTGGTGCATTTTCTGGACTATCTACATCCATATATACTAATGCTCCTGCATTATCACTACCTCCGTAATTAGCTCTTAAAGATTGTTCGATAGCTTCTACATCATCTGGTGAACCATTTGTAAATGTAGTAATTGCTAAAGAAGGAGCTAATCCGTTCTTAATATTGTTAACATGAAAGTTATCTATCTCTGTATCTAATTCGATAACTTTTAGTGCTCCGTTATAGTTTGGTAACGGATAGTATTCTTGTCCTGGTCTGTATTCTCTTGATACAAAGATTTGAGAAGGTTCTTCTTCAGCAGTGTGTGGATTGTACATTGGTAGGTAATGTACGTCTTTGTCACTTACTTTTTTTAGACCTTTCCACTCTGATGAGATAAAGTAACCAGGTATATTGTTTCTATGATCTTTTTCTGCAGCTCTAATGTGTGAGAAGTCAATATGGTATACTTCTGCTATTCTTGTTCTGTCTAAAGACCAGATTACTTCTAAAGCATAACTACCGTATAAGTAAAAATCAGTAGATACTTTAGTGTAAATATCATTCCATGTTTCTCCTTTTTTGTTTGCTCTAGATATAGCTTGTTCGTCAGAAGCTGTTAAACCTCCTCCGATAATTCCTTCTACGATTGCATTTACACATGCAGCATGTATAGAAGATTGATTGTATAATTTGATAAGATAGTCAGGGAATTGGTTATCTTCTCCATAACGAATATACTTACCGTCTTTTCTTTCTTTATAAGATACCCAGTCGTTATTAAACTTTTGGATTCTTTTAAAGTGCATTTTTCTATTAGTATCTTTCATATTATCCATGATATGTTGTATAGGTACCGTCTTCATCTGCACTAGCATAAGACGTAAACGTTGGTGTGTCACTTCCTGATACCCATGCTCTATCTGTATCTAATTTTCTACTGTTAACTATATCGGTTGTTGCATTCCAAGTATAGTCTGCAGCTCTCCAAGTATCTGTAGTTTGTCCCCATGTAGCTAATGTAGCTCCTATTCTTTCAAATAACTCTACTGTATAATAACCTCCATATTGAGGTACGTTAGAGTTTGCTAAACTAAAGACTAATCTTGGTGTTACACTGTCAGGTGTATTTTGTAAAGTTAGGTCTATTGAACCTGAACTTCTATCTAAATCTTGATTATAGTTTAAAATAAAACTACCCGAGATATTATTAAAATAAATCGAGTCTACTTCCGGCCAGATTGCTATAGTTTGTGAACCTGATGGTCTATAGTAAAGTTGTATCATCTATAATCTAAGTTATGAAAAAAAAGGGAGAAATCCTAATAACCTCTCCCTTATTCTTTCGTTTATGTTTAATTTTGAGCGATACCTGAAAGTGCAGATAATAATGTTCCGTCTGTTGACTTAATTTCATCTGCCGGTTCTGGCTCTTGACCTGAAAATGTTAGTGCGTATCCATTTTGATCACCAAATGCAGTACCTGTAGCACCACTACCTGCTGATAATGACATACCTCTGTATCTTCCAAGAAGGAAATATCTACCCGTATACGGGCTATCAATTCCGTTATTAGTTTCTACTACGATAGAAAGACTAGGATTCTGTGCGAGCACTTTCACCTGATTTCTTAATCCGCTAGCTAACTTGTGTAACGCAATGTTAACGTCTTCTTGGTAAAAAACAGTACCATTTTCTAAGCTTGGAGTAGGAGTTTCTGTCCAGTCACCAACGTTTCTTGGTAACTCGAACTTAAAGAATTCTCCTGAACCCGTAATTCCAGAGATCAACCCTTCTGATTCTTCAGCAATAGTAGTAATAGATCCTGAAAGAATATAAACATTTTTCACGCCTCCCGCCGAATCACGGCATGCTAATGAAAATCCGCTAGTTATATCACAGCTCATATGTTTTTAGTTTTTAGGGTTAATAAAAGGGCGGCCGAAACCGCCCGTTATAGTTTTCTAGATTACGCTAGCTCATTAGATACCCAATATGACGCATGGCCAATTTGGACTCCAAGTTTGTTTCTTAATCGATATTTGATTGCGTCGTCATCGATCGAGAACCATGTTTTGAAGTTTTCAGTATCACTTAAAAGATCTGTACCGATTACACAGTCAGAAGCTGGGCCGATGATTACTCTATCAGAGCTTCTTAATCCGTAAGTACCTACGATTTTTACGTTAGGATATCCTGGGAAAGGAACTTCCATCATATTTCCTCTACGCTCTACTGATGTAGGATCGAAGTGGAATAAGTTTTGCTTAGTTAAAGCTTGTACGATAGTTTGGAAAGTACCAGTACCACAGAAGATAGTTAAATCTTCAGCGTCTAATACGTTTACGTCTACAAGTGAAATACCTTGTGCTAACTGATCGTATGCGTTAGTAGCGTTGATTGCTGCACCGAAGTCAGCAGATCCTGAAGCTGTTGGAGTAACAACACCTGCAGTTGATCCTGAGATTAATTTCTTAAGACCATCAGAGTTAGGAGTTACAGTTGATCCAGCGAATACTGAACCTGAAACAGCGTTCCAGATAAAGTCGTCGTTAGCTTGTTGTGATTTTCTTACTAAGTCTCCAGAAAGTTGCTCCATAAGTGCAAAAGTCTCTTCATAGCTGCCCTCTGGTAAAGCCATCTTTCCTAAGTACTTGTCTGTTAATAATTGTAAGTTCCAAGAGTCATAAGCTGTTCTCTTAGTAACAGTGATATCTCTTTGAGAGAATACAGCTGATCCTGAAGGAGTAGAAACAGCATCACCACCTTGGAAGTAAGGAGTTACTTGAGCCAAATTCAAAGGTTCGCGGAACTTAATATTCTGCTGCACGCTCATGTACTCCGCAGTATTTCCCACCATCACACTGTCAAGAACGATCTTTCCAGCTAACTGATCTGAGAAATCATTTAAAGCATCTACATTAATTGCCATAATTGATAAGGTTTATTTTTTGTTATTTAAAAAGTTTAAAGTCCTTTCGTATCTGTTTCTAGACTCCTCTCTAACAGGACCTACGTTAGAAACTCCTTTGTTAAAAGAAGCTTTTTTAGAGAAGTTGTTTTTAGCCGTTACTGATTCTGAAGCTGGAGTAGCACTCATGTGCTCTTTCATCTTGTCTTCATGGATAGCAAGTTTTTCTTCGTGCTCCGCATAATGTTTTTCTAACTCTTCGATTCTAGGAGCAATTTCACCCATAATGGCTTCGATAATTGCCTCTTTGATATCTTCGTTAGAATCACCATGCTCTTCCATAATCTCTTCTTCAATGATCTCTTCAGCTAGTTCAGTTTTATCCTCAGTTGCTTCAGCTTCTACTTCTTCAGAAGACATTTCTTCTAATGAACCTTCACCTTCTACATCAGGATATTTTACACCAGTTAAGATCCCATTTTCGTCTACTACTAGTTCGATTCCAGACTTCGTAGTATGACTACCTTCTGGAGCATTAACATGAGTTCCATCTTCAAGAATAACGTGTAATACTTGGCCTACAGCGAAATCGCCTTCAACCATATTAGTTACTTTAGTGTCGTCAGCTAACTCTGCTTCTGCAAAGTTTGTCTCAACCACCTCTTCAGTAGCTACTACTTCTTCGTTAATATTGTTTTCTGGAGCTTCGATAAGCGAAAAATAAGACTTAACTAGTTCTTTAAGAGTTTCTTTCTTCATTTTGATTGAACTAATTAAGTTATTAATTTTGTTTAATTAACAATAAATAGTCTACATAGGCGAAAAAAACAAAAACGCGTTACTTAGCTCGGTATTTCCAAATAAAACCTCCTGCAGATTTTGATTTACCTCTACAGCATAAACCAATATCACCTTTAAAACCTGCATCTACAGCTTCTTTTCGGTTTCTCCAAGTCTTTATGTATTTACCTTCTAAGGTATACTGCTCAACTCTATACTTAGTTGATGATTCTGATTGTTTTTGTTTAATCTTATCAGTCCATTTTTTACCTATACGGCTTTTTCTAATTTTTTCACCAAAAGCTTTCCAATCTATCTTTTTTCTACTGTTTATAAGAGTTTCGTAGTTTTTAGGGTTACTCTTCCAAGTTTCTCCTACTTTTTTCCAATCTGTGTTAGCTATAGCTTTAGGTCTAGATTTTTTATAATCGTGACTAGCAACTCTTTTTCTAATAGCATCAGGAGCTTGAGCAAGAGGTAGTTTCTTTAAAACTACATACCAATAAGGGTCTTGATCTACGGGATACCCTTTCTCTGCTTGTAACTTTAGTTCGATATCACTTACTTCGAATATATCTGTGTATTCACCTAAAAGAATAAGAGTTCCTTTATCTTTCTGCTGTTTTTGTCTTTTAATAAGATCCTGAGTTACCCCGATCTTTATACCAGGTATTTCGTAAAGGTAGTAAATTTCTTGTTGCATGTTAATCTTTTTTAAATTCTTGTTTATAAAACTTCCCACTAATATTTTCGTTTACTGCATTAGGATCTTCTAAAACGTTATGGCAATAGAGAGCCT